AGGAGAGTTTCATCCAGACCTACCATCATCTCATGGTCCTGTAGTTTATTATCACGGTACTGGTATGAAAAATGTGCCTAGTATTAGGCGAAAGGGTCTTCAAAATAGATATGGTGAATCGTATGTATCAACTGAACCACATGTAAAGGATTACGGACTTTTCTTTGGCGATAAGGGTGGAAGTAGTGCGGGTCTGATAGGAGTAAGACAAGGGGCAGGAACACCTAGCCCTTATTGGGGATATGGTGATGGTAGTTTTGATTCAGAAGAACGATTTTTTCCGAGACATTGGAAATATCATAAACCAATTCCACCAGAGTTCCTTGTAGATATGAGCAATTATGATTTACCTGTAGGAGAGTACGGGCGTCCGCAATCACCAGCAAAAGTTAGTGACTCGGATTCTTTCGCACTCCCATCATTTTATGTTGATGGCGAACCACCAGAGTTAGGTATAGGAACTGATTTTGATTATGAAGATTGGGAAAAGAAATGGGGAACACAAAATATACCGGAGGGAGAGGCATGACAGAAGCGTGGTGGCAGTTGCTCAAGGCAGCGGGGTCTTATCGTATGAATCCTAAAAGTGGTTACAGTATGCACCAAATGCCGACCGAAATTGACTATGACTCAGTACGCCAATTTCTCATAGATAATCCCGGTAGCAATCTCGGTGACCTCATGCAACCATACCTTACAGGCCAGTTAAGCCCAGCCGCGCCGGAACCCGAAGAAGGGTATGACGCTGATGCGCGCTCGTTCCAACAGCAGGCATACAGGCAACGCACACCGGGGATGGAAGAGCGGCAACAGGTTGATGCCCCTTTTCCTTTATCAGAGGAAGAGGCACAGCGTCACATTAACTACATGCAAGGAAATGCAGGGTGGGAAATGCCTACTCCAAAAAGAGGAGTGGCGCCGGATGCGGAATATACTGCACTCGCGAATGCCATGAGAGTATTACAAGGGAGAATGAGACAGATGCCCGAGATTGGTTTTGAGCCACAAAGGACAGACTCTTCCGGTAGAGGGGTAAATGCCGCATCACATGCTGGCCGTCTATCCTCATACGCTAATACACCACTAACTGTACTCCCACGCACTACAGAACAGGCTGTCGGTCAAGTCGGAGTGAGAGGTGTAACGGCGTGACATTTTATCCAACACCCTCGCAATTTCGCAGCATACAGCGACATATTGATACGGCGAGACGCTCGCAGCAAGGTTTGCCTAACGACAAGTTGTGGCCGCGTTTGCAGCCCACGAATCCGCAGGTCAAATGGTGGTGGGCACTGAACGATATGACTCCCGAACAGCGACTCATGTGGTTGAACTACTATTATCCCGAGGTGATACAGAATGGCTAATCCACTAAGCGGACACACAGCAGCGCAACTGACCGGAGCAGCAGACGGTCTGCGTGACGGCGATGTCATCACATCTCCTTCAATAACCAACGCGCTTGAAGCACTCCACGGTAACGGTATTCTTCGCCTACATGACAGTACTTACGGTAGCACCCGTAATGTCGTTAATGGTGGCGAAGGTGCAGTATCAGCAGGCGGTAGCGTCCATACTCTCACACTACAGGGTGGCTACTGTGTGCTTGACGGTGCGCTATACGAGTTCGGTGGTGGGCCGGGTGATACTCTAACAATCACTCTTGGTGCCGCGGGGCAAGGAACAGGTACTGCTCTTACCTCTTCGGGGTCCGAGCAGTCACTCTACACCATCTTTCTCGCGGCAGAAGGCGGTAATGGTGGTGGTACAGCAGGACACGCGGGCGTGCATTACGCCGGCGGTACTCCTGTTGATGTAGCCACAGGCGTATATCCAACTCTGCCCGAACAGTATTTGCATAACTACGATGGAGCAACAGCGACCGAGAACGAACAAGTCATCGTACTCGCAGTCGTGCGATGCAAGTACAATGGTTCGGGTGGTAACCACGATGTTGAAGTGGTGGAAATCAACGACAAGCGTGTCTTTCTCAATACCAATCCGAAGTACATGGTACCAATCACTTCGGGCGGCAGTGCTGCTGACAACACAGGCAAGCAGTCACAGGTAAGGCGCAACGGTGGTGACGGTATCAATAACGCTGCTCAACTGCGTGGCTTACACGCGAGTAATGAAGCGGGTACTATCGGAGAGGTTGTCGGAACATCAACGCATCTACACGATGTCGGAGCACTGTGGTTATCCACGGGCAGATACGGCACGCTGACGGCATCGGCTACACCCGGACCCCCCGGTGCCGCTGATGCCGGTTACGGCCATGGGCCGTCAGAAGGTCTTGACCGCGCAGGTAACGGCACCGCCGATATTCTGTTCGCGGCCGGACAGGTGAATGCGGGCACCGCAGTCGCTACAAGCAGGCTCGTGTCACGAGGAGTTGATGCGTTCGCTACAGCGCTGAATACCGCTTCATGGGTTATCCTACCCGAAGGCGACAGCATATTCTATCTCAGTGTGAATGCCGGTCAGACAGTTACACTCACCCCAACAGGGGTATTCCACGAAGGGCATATCATTGAGATTCGTAACGCCGGTGCTGGCGGTACAGGCAACATATCATTCAGTGGTAATACAATCGCACCGACTCAATACGGGCGCTATGTCTATGAGGGCAGCGTGTGGTTAGAGTTATTCAAGGCGTAATTGAGATGGATGGGGCATTTGAGTACGCATGGGTCTTGCTTAAGGAAGAGAAGCGCCAATTATGGGGCGGCGACTTAGATAGATTTAGCGCCTTTAGGGCTGTGCCTAAATCCGCTATACCCGACATTCTTGAGCATGGTGTTCAGCCGCGTTCGCTTGAGCCATGGGGTGACCAAATATGGCACGATAGCGGTATCAAAATAGACCCCTATCAGAACAAAGGGTCATGGTGGTTCACGCACACCCCACGCTTCAGACAATTTTGGGATTGGTATAACAAACAAGGCGGTACAGGTAATGTGGATACTAAACACATACACCCACTTCTTATGGCTACAGATTTTATGAGTGAAATCGCACCGCGAGAAGGTACAGGTGAGTTCAAGCGCAACCTGCGCGGGACCTACCGTGACGACTACCACACGATGAGAGATTTGTTCGGTGAGAGGCCGAAAAAACTGTGGCGCGAACAGAGGCGACCCGTACCGATGGGTATTGTTGGTGTCAAGGGCAAACTGCCGGGCAAGCATTGGAGAGATAGAGAAGGATTCCCCTCACTTATGGGTAGCCCAACGAGCGCCGTTTTGACCACGAAGCCGGTGCCTGCGGATATGATTGAAGAGATAGAGCCGGTTGATATGACAGAACTGAGTTCCACATACGACCCCCTAAATTGGTTCCGGGAGCGGGGGAAAGGTCATCAATTCAGTACAATTGACCCCAATACAGGGAAAACGAGGTGGGTATAATGGGCGACTTTCTTGACAGATTGAAGCAAAAATGCCCCTCGTGCTGGCAACTCGTTCTCGCTAAGCGCATTGAAGGGCGCTATGTCAATGATAAACTCACCCGTATCCTAATTTGGGAATGCACTGAATGTGGGTGCCTATGGCAGAAACCACGGCGACCGAAAAACCTCCAAGAGGAGGCTATTTCGTCACTTATCGCAAGTAATGACTGATTGGTCTTCCTCATGCCTCGGTAGCGTAAAGGCTTCGTGAGCCTTACCGCAGCGCTTGCACAAGACGACTACTGGTGTCTTCTCCATTAAGTGTTAGGAATCTGTAGTCATATAATAACATTGGTGTAGTTTGCTACACCTACTTTACTTTATGACTCTGCTATATTTATGCGACTAACCCCTATCCGAAACGCGTGTCACGCGATTTGTACCTCTACGAGGTGGGTCCGAGGGACGGTTTGCAGGCTCTCCCTCATACTATTTCAGTGGAAAACAGGGCTAAAATGGTGCGTACGCTAGCCGATGCGGGACTGCGTGACATAGAGGTCGGCTCGTTTGTCAGCCCGAAGAAAGTACCAACGATGGAGGATACAGCAGAAGTATTCCACCAATGCGCTGACATACAGGCGAATCTCGCAGCCCTTGTACCCAACAAGCGGGGTATGAGAGAAGCGCGTGAAGCGGGCGTAGAGCGATTCAACATATTTTTTTCAGCGGACGAGGCGTTCAACCAACGCAATCTCGGTAAGAGTCGTAAGCAGGCCATTGAAGAATATCATACGATGTTGTTTGATGTACCGCCCGAGAAAATACGGGTGTATATCTCTATGGCTTTCGGTGAAGAATGCCCAGCCGATGCAATAGCGGACGCCGCCGCTTTTGGTGGCACTGTGGTATTATGCGATACCAATGGGAGGGCATCACCGGACACTATACGACAAGTCATCGGTCTATCCTACGCTCCTACTGCGCTACATTTGCACTATAGTAGCGACAAAGAACAGATGTTCAACAACATATCAATCGCATACGATGCGGGCATACGCGAGTTTGACACAAGTATAGCAGGGCTTGGTGGTTGCCCATTTGTGCCCGGCAGTCGGGGCAATCTAGGCACAGGCGAACTCATCGCGTGGGCTGAACAAGAAGGACTAGACTGCGGAGTCAGTTTAGACGACATACAAGAAGCAGAAAATCTCGCTCGTATTTTGAGTAAAAAGGAGGTGACTGTATAAATGTGGATTGACATTCTGATTTGGTTTGCGGTATTTTGCCTATTGATGATATCATGGTGCGCTTGGGAACTTAGCCAATGGCGCGATATTGATATTGATATTGAAGCGGAAGAAATAGGCAAAGAAATGTGGCACGGCCTCCATCTCTCACGAGGTAGAGAGTGATGCCTCAAGGGCCGTGGGTATGCCGCGTTATTATGCGTGCGTTGGAAAAACTGTACCTATTTACGGAATCAAAAATGAGTTACCCGAATGACCATACCATACTCGGGGTAGCCATTGACGAAGACCTACAGAAGATGAGTAGGCGCGAATTGTGTTCCTATATTGAAGAGAACACGCCCGGTGAGGGGTCGTTTTGGAGGCTAGATAGTACGACCAAGATACGCTTCGGGTGCCAAATGATGAGGGGTGTAAATGACGATTGACCCCGAGTGGTATATATTCTTCCAACAATTTTGGGTGCAGAATATCATGGGGCTGATATTCGCTATAATTTTCTTTTTTCTAATGGCCTTTGAAGTGCTGTCTAAAGATGACCCGCTCATTATGCGAATCGTGCCTAAAGAGAGACCGCCGGATGAAGCGTTCTATTCAGATTCCTCGTTGGAATGAGAGCCTTGTAAAGGTGGCGCGGTGCGCAATATACTACCAATTTCCTTAACCATCGCCCATAGGACGGGTAGTGCTATAACGAAAATGATGACGATGAAGAATGTAAAGAAGAGCAGAATAGTGTTATTCACAGCATACGACCCCCTAGTACATCGCTGACATCAACTCTGTATGCGCCGCCATCTACACCTTTGCGTTCTACTTTGGGTGCGGGTTCTTCCTCAACTTCGGGCGCAGTCTCCGGCTCCGGTTCGGGTAACACAGGCGTCTCACTTTTCGCGGGGGGTGGGTCTTTCCCCGACAGCGCGTCAGCCGCCCCTTGAATGGCCGATACTACCTGTTGCAGTGCAGCACGAAGGCGGGCGTTCTCACTCTCAAGACGAGCGACTTCGTCCGCTATGCTCACTCAAGCACCTCGTCTAATTCAGTATGCCTGTGTTCTACGCACAACCAACCTACTGTTTTCATGGTAGAAGGTCCTCTGTTTTCTCCCCTCAGCCTCTTGATTCCGATGATATTCGGCAATTTAGCATACAGTCTTCTCATGGGATTTTTGCATCGCGGGCATTTCTTTGCGGGGTCACGCTCACGCCTGCTCATTCTGTTCGCCGTCCGATGATGTCATCAATGCGCAGGATTGCGAGGGTCACCTCAACAGCGCTACTGATAACTTGCTCAACGAGAGCGAGGGGTTCTACCACTCCGACATCAACCATGTCTTCTATGCCTCGTACGGAACCGTTGATGTACAGCCCCTTACGAGGGTCGGTCATACTGCGTAGTTCCATTACTACATCAAGAGCGTCCATACCAGCGTTACTCGCTATGGTAGCAGGTATGCACTCTAATCCGTCAGCGAATGCCTCAATCGCCATACGCTCACGAGCGGACAGCCCTTCGGTTTCTTGCGCTTTCTTTCTTACAAGGCGGGCGAGATGGGAATAAGCCGCCCCACCGCCGGGTACAGCGCGGGAATCGTTCTGATACAGGCAAGTCACACCCACCGCATCGTCAAACGCCCGCTCAAACTCATCAAGAGTCTGCCGAGTAGCACCACGAATCAGCAAAGTGACCGCCTCACCCTCGCCATCTACGGTGACATAGCGTAAGTCGCCTATGTTCTGCTCTTCTACATGAGCGGATGGGGGTGTATCAGCCACATCTTGAACACGGTGGTAAATCGGCGCACCAGTCAGTCTGCTTAGCGCCTCCATATCACTCGTCTGTAAGGAGGTAACGAGAGGGATACCGTTCTGTTGCAGGTAGTGGCTTACAGCCTCATGCACACGGTCACGAACGAATACTACACCACCTTCGGCAGCACCCGCTACCATCGCCGCTGCTTCGGATAGAATCTCGTGCTCTTGTTGCTGAATAGCGTGCAATTGCTGTACATCTGTTACCTGCATCTGCACCTGTGTATAGTCAAACCCTTCAAGGCCACCATTTAGTAGCAATACAGGCCCATCTACGCTCTTGGGAGTCTCATCGCTTGAGAACGCTTTGTTGAGTATGATGCCCGGATGCACTGCTGAGTCGGATAGTGAGCCACCGGTCTGTGTAACTACGCGTATGCGGTCAAGGTTGCCGCCTGCTTTCTCAGCCGCTTCAACACACAACTTCGCTGCACGGTCAAGGTCTGTATCAGCAGCCTTACCACGCAGTGCAGTCTTCGCTATGTCAATAATATCAACATCAGTTAGCCAATGGTCGTCCCCGAGGTCGGATAGCGCTAACTGCCCTGCCTCTTGGTACGCTCGGATAATGTCGCTCGGATGAACGCCACGGGTGAGCAGTATTTCGCTCACCTGTAGTAGTTGGCCTGCGAGAACAACCACGCTTGTCGTGCCGTCCTTGCAGGTTGCCTCTTGGGTCTTCGCTACATCGGCCATCATCTCTGCGCCCGGATGCTCTATGTCTATATCGCGAAGTATGCTAACACCATCGTTGGTAATCAGCGTACCCAATGCTTCGTTATACAACATCTTGTCAAACCCACCGGGGCCGAGGGTGCTACGCACCGCATCCGCTATTCCGATAGCCGCTCTAATGTTGCTTATCTGTGCTTCACGCCCTTTTGGGGCTTCTCTCTTTTCAGTCACCATGTCACCTCTATTTCTATTACTGCGCCTGTGTCTCGCGAACGAGCCTTCACGAACCCATCGCTGCGTCCATGAGCGTACAGGTCGTACGCCAGCCTTGCGTCCGCTATGCAGTATTTAGCCACTTCGCTGTGCCTACCTTCACGCCACGCTTCGGGAGCCTCAATGCTAGTCATACCACTCTTACCTGTACCGAGCGTATGCTTACATATTTCTTCCAATGTAGCACTGTGTTTGGCTGCCGAGCGAAATAAACGAGAGGTGTCTCGGATACAGGCGTGTTGTTTTCCGAGCAGGGCGCCGGCTTCGTAGCAATCTAACGCATCACGAAGAACGGGTAGGTCAAAGCCTGCTATGTTGTGACCAACAATGACTCCACCTGCCTCGGTGTGCTTTAGTAGGTGTTCGCCGAGGTCTCGGGGGTGAAGAGGGTGACAAATCGCACCTTCAACATCAAGAGCGGTTTTAGAGAAGAGGTGGGCACTATCACCATCCCATGTGGCGACAATGGTCGGCTCAAAGAGATGGGTTTTGTCCCAACCACCGACTTCCCACGAGTAATTAGCGGTTTCAATATCAAGAGCGAGAACTGGTTGCATTAAAAGCGCGAGAGGGGCGTGAGCCATCAATCCTTCGGGGGCTACGCACGAACTATTCTATCGTAATCAGATTCCCAAACGGTAACGACATTGAATCCCATGTCCCTTAGAGCCTTTTCGCGAGTCACTGTATTCTCGTACAGTTCTCCCATAGTTTTGCCTGTTTTGCTGTTCGTATCATTGGGTGAATAGACTTCGGGGTTGCCGTGCCAATAGTCTCCATAAAACTCGTAGATGGTATTGGTTGTTTTGCAGTACCCATCGGCTTTGTAGTATCGCCCGCCGTCAATAGGCAGGTGCAACTCTCCCATGTTCTCCGCGTGCTGAATGAACAGGTCTTGTTCTCGCATGAGTCGCTTCAACCATGCTATCGCTTTCAGTGAATAACTACGGGGCTGTGCTCCGGCGTTGAACTCGGGTAAGGTGAAATCCCCACTACCGCGGAAGTGTCCTTCACGCCACTTTACTATCTCCCATTTCTCACCACGAGGTATGGGGTCGTACTCTTTGTATTTCTCGGTGTTCTTGATGAGGAAGGTGCAGTGGTGGGGTCGGACATAGCATGAGGCGCGAGGCCCACCCTTCGCAGTACTATCGGGGTAGATATACACCACACGGTCGTTACCCCATACCCATTGACGCAGTTGCTTTGGGGTATCCCCGTTCGCCTGTGCTCCGTTTTTCTTACCGGCACTGACACGCTTACGCCTCAAATCACCACGCAGTTCGGGTGACGAGTACGCTACTATGAGTTTCATAATGAAAGGGAGTATATCGCGCATGTAAGAAGTAGGTTCGTCTTGTACCAACTCCATTTCATCTATCCTAACATCAGTCATGGCGGGCAACACTGCTCCCATTTGGTCTGCGAATTGTGCTTTAACAAACCACTCTTGGACAACCGAAGCGTCTTTTCCGTCTCGGACCATTTGTTTGATTCCTTCGTATATCCCGTCTCGGTGTATGATACTCTTACGCGTGTGTTCGTTATCCCGAGGTAGTTTGAACATACGCTTGATTGACGCTTCGTCTAATCGGAGGGGGAGCCGGTTAAACGATAGATAGTAATTATGAATATTCACCGCTCTCTCATTTATCAATGAAAACATCACTCCGTCTCTATACGGATATACGAATGTATCAAAACCCGTCTTAAATGCCTTATCTATTATTTTGCCATAACTTTTGTCAAAACTAAACACTACGCCTTTGCGTAGCAACGGGCTTTTCAGTAGCATGTCGCGACTGAGATTCACGCGTGTTGCTTTCACTCGTGAGAGGAGACTCTTTTTCACATTGATTGTCGGAGCCATACGATATGTCGTGCTTCTGATTTTCGCCGTTTGACTGTAAAGAGTGGAGTCTATCCCCGATGATATAGCCTCGCCTTCGTGGGAGATAATGTGAGTTATCCACCCGTTTTTATTAATGAGTAACCAATTGGATTCGTTGCCCAAATCAATTTGTTCTTGTACCCGAGTGCAATATTGTATGGGTAATTCCAAATCCTTTAGACCACCTTCACCATCATCTATCTCCATGATAACGCTACTGTTATTGACTCCCAATTCACGCAGTGTTATTCTGCTACGCTTACCCGGCATCACTGGTTCTACTAACACATTTTTCACATTCAATAATTCACGAATCGCGCCTTTGTCAGTCACAACTGCCCGCAAACGGTCTTCAGATATCTCTTCCGATGTGGAGTCTATCTCGTTGAGAACTAATCCACCCCAACCCGCGACTTGATACGCCGGCTTGCCGTCTAAAAGCGCTACACCTCTATCGTCAAACTGTTTCCAATTGTCTGCATGATAGATGTCATCTTCAAGCGCCGCAGGGAAAGTCTTGAGGTTGTGGCCGTCCTTTGAATACGCCCACTCAAAGACATCACGCGTCATCAATCCTCACCCTTCCATCGGGCATAGACAATGCTGCCTTGCTTGCGCTCCTCAAACCACTGCTTCGCGTCTTTGTAATGATTGTATGTAGCAGGTTTGGATTTCTCTTGCTGTTTCATATAGCGGTCAAAGAGTGCGCTCTTCTGTACCCAACCGTCACCGTGCTTTTCAAGGTCGTGAGATTCACACTTAGCGAATGCCCCTTTCCATGCAGCAATCTTCGCCATCTTAACTCGGCGCTGTTGTCCAATTTCAACATCAGTCTCAAGCCATAGTAGAAGCCTCTCGTAAATATCGTAGATGATTTCAAGTGACATCTCAAGGTGTTCGCCTCGTACCACCCAAGTACCCTCAGTGAGGGCGAGATGTGTAGCGAACAGCACAAGATGGTTCTCAATGTTCGGCATGAACGAAGCCACGATTTCCTTGAGTTGTGCATCAAGACCGGTCAGTAGTCCGTAAAACTCATCCACACATGATTGTAGTGCCATATCCCATTCGGCATCAGTGGAGAACATTTCGTATCGTATGAGTTCGGCTGCTTCAAACCGCTCCTTGTCGGGCATATTGTCCCATGTCTCTTCGTCTATTTCGGCGAGTTCTAACAGACGCGCCTTACAGTTTTCTCGTACTTGAGCAAAGTGCGCGGACAGGTCTTCGGTCGGTACAGCATCGTTCATCACATTTTTGAACACGCCCGACATTCTGCGCTGACTGACAGCCTTTCGGTCGTCATCGTCCCAATGCACGACAAACAGCAGCACACGCTGGAACAGACCTTTCGTTAGCACGATGTCTTTGACACCCTGTGGTGGATAGGTTGTTATCCAAAGCGACACGCTTGACTGTGTGGTAACAGTACCCTTCGCCATCGGCTTCGTGAGTATGTTACTCTTACTACCAATAGGGTTCATCGCCTGTTGCAGGTAGAGAATCGTCTCGTTAGAGTGCGTCTTTCTGTCACCCTGTAACAGCACACTACCCTCGTCAAAGTTCAGTGCCTTCTTGCCACCAAGCGCCCCGACCTTCGTGTAGGTGATGGTCTCGTTACCCTCTTTCTCTTCGTAGATGGTACCGATAAGACCGGCATCGGTTGTACTCGCATAGCCTTCGGTATCAATTCCTGCCCCCTCAAGCACCTCACTGATAAACTCCCACGCTATCGTCTTACCCGTCCTCGTTGGCTGTATCCAAAACACATGCACCCGAGGGTCAAGCATTGATGCCCATATCGGTACGCGTATGTAATCCACTACGGCTTGTCCATTCACATAGAAGAATGACAGAAGCGCAGGTAACTCGTTATTGAACGAAGTTAGACTGAACCTATTGACATATTCTTCTATTATTCCATACTCTTTCACTGCGCTATAATCGCGCCATGTCCTATTACTCATTATTGGTTTCCTCCATTGTTCCCTTGCCTCTTAAGGCTGGAATTAGATTGTATGATTACTGCGTTCTCGCTGGTGAGAACATCTATCACACGGTTTCGTAGCACCTTCCCCATACGGGGTACATCGCGTAGGCATTCGCCGCACGCCGCCTCTTCAATGCTACCGCAAGAGGCTAGGATGGCCTCGGCCATATCTTGACCGATACCGGGAATAGTAAGTAGTGCATCAAGACGAACATCGTTCGTTGATACTCTTCGTACAGCCTTGGCGCCGTGGCGCGAGGCTGGTTTATTCACTTTCTCGTGAAGTGCTGTTAGGAAGTAAGCCGCTTCGCTAAGCGATGCTGCTCGGCACACGATGCAACCAAAGTCTGCTACCACTCGTGCTAACCCCCCGTTCAATTCTTTGAGTATGCGACCAAAGGTGGTCTTGCTACCGCGAGCCTTGACCTGTCTTAGGTGCGCCCCAATATCTCCCCATACTACTAGGGCAAACTGTTGGTAGTTGGCGTCCATGTTATCCAATTGGCGCCACAGGTGACCGTTACGCATACTCTCAATAAAGTCACCAATGGTCTTCGCTTCCACGCATATCTCTCCACAGATGTAGTCGCCAACGACAAGTCGCTGTCGTGCTATAGGGATGGTCGGGCGGTGTCCTTCGCATCTACGCTCAATCGCTTCGGGTAGGCTACCGCGTTCGTTCGTGTCAATGATTAGTGGGTTCATGGTTCCACCCTCTCAAATCCAAACTCGTTCATGGTTTCATCACTCACTCCCATACTAAGGAGTGCCGCGAGTAATCTCTCGTCTGACCTTTCTTGCAGCCGCTTCGCACGCCTCTCCTTGACCTCGGGGAGCCGCTCATATTCTCGTTTCTTCCTCTTGACATCGGGGCGCTGATTGTACTTACGACTATATCCACGCCTTCGCTCTCTGACTTCGGGACGCTGATTGTACTCGCGAAGTTTTTTCTTAACCTCGGGGCGTTGTCTTCGCTCATATTCCCTTTTGATTACTTCGGGGCGTTTGTAGTACTCACGCATATATTCTCTTTTGTAAGCACGGCGCCGTAGATTCTTAGATTTTCTAAGGCAGTCACCGACACAGTACCTACGATGATGATGAGAGTCTTTAGGTAAAGGTGTATCACACCACTTACACAGACGAGTCATTCAAACGCCCCCGTTCCGTCCCATAGTTGGCACTTACCTAAGCAGAATCCTTTGTCGTATAGTGTAGAGCAGTGTTGCGAATAGCCACGCTTGACTATGTTATCCACTTGGTATCTCGTGACACTTGGGTCATAGTCAGCCCACTGTAGCGATTCAATGTACCCTCCTATCCGCTCAACATGTTCGTCAAGTTGCGGGCCATAGACTCGCTCAACAGGGAGGAACCTACGCAATCGTGCGGCGAGATACGCCACGAGACTGAACCGCGCATCGTGTGGTGGGTTGCTACCGACTTGACAAGCCGCTTGTTCAAGGCAGGGTAGGATTTTGATGTTGCCCATTTTCACTGTCTCAAACTCCATCGGTTTAGCGAAGGTGTTGAAGTTGCGTGTATGTACCTGCTCAATCGGTAAGTCTGCACCTTGATTACCGTACGCGTGGTAAGTATTGCGAGGCTGTTCAGCCCTCTCACAAATCTCATCCCACGACCACGATAGTAACTCCTCGCTCTTGAGTGGGATACTCCACCTACCGACATGCTGTTTGGCGTTGTATGAATTGGGTATGCGAATTAGTCTCGCCATATCAAACGGTACTGTTGGGTCAATACAGCGCAGGCCGAGGCACTCTTTCCATCCCTTCAATAGGATGCGCCCCGCAGCCTTGATGCGCGATACATCACCACCACTAGCCGGTCGGTGTGTTTTGGATAGGGTCACCCATACATGGAACCCATTACCGCTGAACCATATCGCGTGGTTGATATCTTTCTCCATAAGCATTTGATGCAAACGCCTCACTTCATCCACCACGACATCTCCGGTCACTTCATACACGGTGCTACCGCTGCGAGCCTTACGGTCAAAGTCAAGCACGAAGTTTGGCACTACGGCTGTGTTGTATTCCGCCCTGTTACCTTGAGGCTTGACAGCGCGAAACCCATAGACGCTCATGTAAGCACAATCAGCGTGCTGTAGGTTGCGCCAATAACGCTCAAACTCTTTGCGGTTATGAACTACTTTACGGAACAAACCTACCTCACGGGGGAACTCAAATTGTAACGGTGATTCACTCATCGCTGATTTCCTCCGTAATACGAGACGCCTGTTCCTCTGTTAGTGCGTTTGACCGCTCCTGTGCATTCCACCCGTCTATCCATTCAATCAGTCGCTCGTAGATGTGCTTGACTTCCGCGGGGTCGTATAGATAGACAGGGTCAAGCGTGAATACGATGTTGAAACCATCATGGTCTGTATCAAAATGGCATCGCTTGTCTCTCGCTGCACCGAACCGTACAGTAACATGGGCGTTATCAATCTTGGACTGAATCATAGCCTGTACGAAGTATCTGAATTGCCTCTCCATCGTCATCATGTTGTAGCCCCCGCAGCGAACGGTGTGTATTTTGGACAGTATTCCATGAAGTCGCACCAGCCACATTTGAAGTCATCCTTAGTAGTGGGGAACTCTTCGGTAAGGTACGCGGTTAGTAGTTGCGCTACTCGGCGGTGCATAGCGGTCTCTGCTCGCTTACCCACTTTCTCGTAGTGCCACTTGTCTGCCTTCGGGAATCGCCACCCCCAGTGGGTGACAGTCTTACCACGAATGTTCTCGGGCAAATCGTTGGGGTCAGCGATTTCAAGCAGGAACTTGTAGTACGCCATCTCTCTACGCATTTGCGCTCTCTTGGCCGGTGACCATTTACCTGTCTTTAATTCCATAAGTGCTAACCCACCTTCACCATTGTCAAATATCCTGTCAATGATACCCACGAAATGAACCTCGGTCTCTCCCAACTCGGGGACATCATAGGTCACTCTCGCTTCTACTCTCAACTCGTTACCTAACGGGATGAACTCTTCCGGTGGAGTGTGTCGCAATCGCTCCATCTCATGCCGAATCAACCACTCACGGTTCTCCGCATAGGGAGCCGTATAGAAGGGCTGATTCATGTCACGAGAGTCGCGCCACTCGTTCTGTTTCATTTGGTAAGCGGAAGGGAATAACACCTCAAGCGCATCGTACGCCTGTCTCGTATTACCTTTCAGCATAGCAGTACTCGCTACCTCAACATTGTCGTTGTCTTCGTTACAGTGCTTGTAGAACTGTTCCAATGCGTTATGTACATCGTTACCAACAGTCATCGCTTCGGTCGCTTCACGCTCTATGGGCAGAGTCTTGTCAAGCCACAGTTGTTGTAAGCACCAATCAACAGCGCCAACTGTAGATTTGCTGACTCGTATGATACCGTCACTATCGGGTGACCATACATAGGAAGAGCGAGACATCACGCCCACTCCTTTCTGAACTCGTATTCTTGCCGCTCCCTCGCACACTTATCGCAACAGAAGAACTGTTGTTTCTTCCTCTTCCTGCCATTAATGACTTTGAAGTTCGTTACGATATAAGACTCGGGTTCCATAATTTCTTGTCCGCACTGTTCGCAGCGAGTAAGTAAGGTGTCTATGCAATTTTCACATAGGTCACCGTTCTCTTCGGTCTTTGCTAAATGGGCTAAATCATGGCACCAATCACAGTGACTGCCGAAGCATTCGCAACTCATCTCATCGTTACCGCAATCGCTACAGCCCCTCAATCTCCAATCTACACTCATTCATCATCCCCCGCCTTCGGCCAGTTATGTAGCCCCGTGTGCTTATCCGGCTTGAGGACAGGGCGCGGCTCAAGCGCGCCCCAATCCACCAAATCCTGTTGCCCTTCGGGCATTGTCATCCGTGGGAAATAGTCGGTCAGTTTTGTTTCAACGGTGTTAGCCATCGTCAATACCTTCGGCTTCCCCTCACGGGCTTTTCGTTCTCCTGTTTCTACACCTTTGTTTGGGCGTAGCCAGTCCCATACTTTCTTAATCGTTTTTGGTTTTCTCATTTTATCACCAATACCTTTTGGGAATTGCAGCGCCGGAGGCGGCTTCCAAATCCCACCCCAGCGTTTCGTACGAAGACTTCAACTTGGCCTTGACAGCCTTGTTGATGATTGTGGCTGTATCCAATGTGAAGCCTTCAAGGTCTTCCGATTCACGGAAAGCGACAATGTCAGTCTCGGGTTTGTCAGCGGGTACTCCACTTACATACACCCATGAGACACTGTCCCCCTTCCCGTACAACGGTCCCTCAATGTTGTCGTTATAATATTGCGCTGCCCGACTCGCGCCGGATAGCGTTTTGTAATCTGATAGTTTCAAACCGAGTCGTGTAGTCTGACACACCTCACTCGGTTCTACCCCACCGTTCTTAACAGATGCAACAATCGCTCGCATCTCTTTCGTGACAGCGTTCTCATCAGCCCCATCACAGATTAGATTGAACGCGGTCTCTTGCACTTGCTTACTCAACTTAGATGCACTGCTTGCTTTCATAGCAAACCCTGCAACCTTCATGCGTCCTCCCTCGGTCTTGCCTACATAGCGGTTCTTCGCTACAAGTAACCAGTAAGGCATCCACTCTTCTAACTCCACGATGAGTTTGTCGTTGCCTGTCTCACGCTGTACAGCGGTTGTTAGATGGACGGCGAGTGAGTCTGCTTGGTCTCGTGGTACCTTGACGAACACGCTGTCAGTATGACCATACAGTGTTTCGTAGCCACGATTCTCAGCGTACTTACTTAGCATGAATATCGCTCTCCTACCTTCGCTCGTAATGGTGGCGGCGATGTCAGCGTCAGCCCAACCGAATCCGGTGTGAGCAGTCATGCCGTACAGTGAAGCCATGACACGCTTGACTGCTTTCTCGGTGGTGCGCCATGCGCCACGCTCTTCAAGAGTCAGTGTGCTATCAACTGCTTTCGCTTTACATTCATCACGATAGTCAAACAGGTATGTGATAACGGAAGGCAACAGACCTTTCTCGGTTTGGTCCCAATAAGTCCCGTTGTCCATCATCTTGATACCCGGCCCCGGCGCGGTTCGCTTAGTTTCGTATGACAGGTTGTTGCCGAGAATCAGTGAAGGATACAGCCCTTTGAAGTCAAAGATGCCCACCCCTTTGTGTCTGCCTCGCACGAAGGCCAACCCGACCTCCGCTCCCTGTAGTTCGCCATGCTCCACTTTCATACGACTTGGTGCTTTCTTGTCGGTTCTGCGCGATAGTAGTCCTCGCCCGAAGTGGCTGACATTAGCAGCGCTCTCAATGGTAACACCACACAGGCGTACCATCTCCACGAAGAAGTCAGTCACATTCTGAGCCTTGTCTATATCACGAAGTAGGATTGCGTCAAGCAAACAGTAATCCACGAACTCCGGCCAGTACTCGTTCCACCCGTTGAATACCGTCATGTCTTCAATCTCCTCGGTGAGTTTGCTACCTAACCCGAGCATCTCTGCTATGTCGTTCAACTTGCGTGAGGCTAACTGACCCTTACCGCTGTCCTTCCACACTCTCTCAAACCCGCTACCGCTGTTGGCAGGGGCACTCGTGTCAAAGCACCAGCGACCTACGATAGGTTGCACGGTGTAGTCAGTCATACCATCTCGGCGGACATAGTGGTCTGCCCCCTTACGGGGTCTGCGCACTACGCCGACAGGAGACAGGCGCTCCGGTTTCGGGAAGCGTGTTACCATGTGTGGGAAATCAAAGAACGCTCCACCGTGAGCAATCAGCATATCGGGGTCACCCTTCTGCATGAAAGCGATGAACGCCTCTTGCATATCTCGCTCGTTGGAGAACAGATGCAAGTCGTAGGTGATGTCACGGACTGTTCGTTGGGTGCGTGTGTTATTTACATCAGCATACGGGCAGTTGGTTGTCTCGTCAGCCCACGCGAATACCTGTGGTGTGTCAAGCGTGTTGCCCACGACAGCGATGACCGTAGTGGCCTTCGTCTCGGGGTCGCACTCAATATCAAACCACCACTTACGGGGCGCCCATCGTGGCATCTCCTCATGGTTGTCAATGAGATACCTGTCGGGGTACCGAATGTCCGCCTCCCATGTACGGTTGAACATACCTCGCATATCCCCAACATCTTTCGGGGTATTAACTACCATACACTTGAGTTGCTCTCCGTGAAGACCAACAGCCTTCGTATCGTGTTCGCATACGCTACCGGGGTAACGCTTCATAGCGTTCCGTATTTGGTAATCCGGCGCGTTCTCCGGTATCCAAAAGTACGGCTTGTAGTCGTCTCGGATATGCTCAATGAGGTTACCATCGGGGTCACGCCATCGTGTATAGACATGGGCGATATCGTTACCACCGGGATAGAATTGGTCGCAAATCATTCTACTGCCTCCGCTTCATAACACTCTTGGCACTTCCATGTGGTAGCAGGTGTGCCGACGAAATGGTCTGCGGGGTATATGTGGCAGCACCACTCACACTCAATCAAACTCTCACTCATTCTACTGCCTCCCAAAGCGTGACCGGGCCTGTGTCAGAGTCGCGCGACCCCCTACCCCGATACATACCTGCTTTGCGAAACAGCGCAGGGCAACAGGTCATTATTTGCGCAAGTGAGTTAGAGGAAGGCGTGTTGTGGTTGAGTCTGACCCCCCCTGCCCCTCTCCTGTCGGACGGCGCGGACCGGGGGCGATGCTTCAGCCGGCTAATGATTTGTTGTGCCGTCATCGCCCCTTCCTCCAACAGCAGTGCGTGTACCGTGCGTTTGATTCGCTTATGTTTGCGTCCGATATTCTTCTCCTCTACCATCTGTAACACTCCTTTACTCCCCCTGTGGTATTACTACTAATAGGCATTCTTTCTCAGCATGGTTGAAAACAAGCACACTGCCTTCGCCTGTATATACTTCACAAGGCCCTGCCGGTAGTGCGTTCAGTAGTTGTGGTAACCATGAGCCGAAGATGTTGGATACCTCCACGGGGGGACTATCTGCGTTGTGCAACTCAAGAGTCACGCTCATCTGCGCATCCGTCTTGTCTCCACCCGTAATGGTCAGACTACCTTCATGGAACTGCGCGGCGTAAGACTTGTCCTTCCCGACTACCTTTTGCATCTGTGATACAGGTACAAGGCTACTCGTTTGTTCAAGCAATCCGTAGCAGTTGAGCGCTTCGCCCGACCACGATTTCCAGTCGGCCTCAGTTGATTCGGCGACCAACTTTGTGACAGTGGGTAGCGCCATAGCACTACGCACACTGTCAATGGTTGGTAGCGTGACTTCGGTTCCGCCGTTGGATAGGTGTAGAGGTCTCTTGGGTTTCTGCCACATTGTGATATTGTTGCCGTCACACGCTCGTAGGAACGCTGCGACTTTACCGATATCGGATATGACAAACTGACCCGGCTCATCCACGGTAGCGCTGATGCGCTGTGTGAAGAAATGTGTCGGCATGGCTACGCCACCTACGAGGCTGAACTCCTTAGCGTCCAGCATCAAGTCGCTGACATTGTGCCCGAAGGATAGAATGAACTTACGCAACTCGTCCTTATCTACGCTGATGCGTGTCATTGGCTCACCTCTTTGGGTTCGTCTTGTTTAACCCAACGCGAAACACCCCAAACGGGGTTTGCTCCTGTCACACACCAATTAAAATCAAGGCCATGTTGCTTTTCGTATGCTCTCATATCAGAATGAGACCAACGATATGAGCATGGTCTATACATGAAAACATAACCGTCTTCATCCACCTCCTCGGTAACAATATCTCCCAAGCCATCGTGTTCCGGTATCACTCCTCCCCACCTCCGAAGGTAGGGGGGTTCTGTCGTTGAAGTAATAACATCTTACCGAACGCCGCGGCTTCGGGTTTGATGAGACCCATGCGTGCAGGTATGACCAGCAAACAGTCACAGGCGTCACAGCATCGTGCGTGCTCGGTGGCGGTCGGCTCTACAAGAGGCAGCGCGTTGTTGCCACCCTGCCAAATCACATTACCATCAGCGTCACGCTTGATTTCAATGTCCTTGTTACAGATGCAACACTTCACGCTTCATCACCTCGGTCTCCGCAACCCGGACAGTCAAACACCCTAAGCGATGACCATGCTGTATCGCCTTCGTGATGCCACGCGAGGCAGCCGTCACTGTCAAGTTTGTCTTTATCCATGCTATCAAAAGAATGCACTCGGCAATTTTCGTTACCGCATACTAATTGTACTACTACACCATTCACTCTTCCTCACCTCGTGATGCCTCAAGCGATGCTAACACATCGTTGTTCAGCGCTCCCTTCAACACATCGTATGCTCCGGGGATGCGTAGTATGGTTGATGCAGGTAGAGCGTCTATGATTTCCTCAAGCGCTCCGTCAAACACCTCATCAGTTACCCATGAGTAGTCACCCTTACGAGCAGTGCTGTACTCCCACTGACACTCATCAACCGAGCAGTGCTTTTGGATACTGCCGCTAGTCTTACGAGTGATAATGGTATCCATCCCTCCACAATCGGGGCAGTTCATTCACCTACCCTCCACATTGTCAAGTAGCGTTTCAAGTTCGTCTGCCGCGCTTAGATACCCTTTACTACGAGACTCATGCCCAGCCGATTGCCCTCTCAATCTCCAAGTGTTTATCATTGAGCGTAGTTTATCCATGAGCCAATCAAAGTACTCTTCGCATGATTCCGGTGGCGGTGGGTCAATAGTAGGGGGTTTGATGATAGGTAGTTCCGTTATAGGTAGTTCCGTCATAGGTTACCCTCCGATAGTTCCGGTAGTCCGTGGAATACTCCTGCCGCGTCCGGTCGTGTTACACCAACGAGTCGGCGTTGCCCTTGCAGGTCAAGATTCGTTGCGCTCTTAGTGAAAGTCGCCCAGTAATTGACGACACCTGTCTTTGAGCCACCTTCGTCTCGCTCTTCCTCTCTCGTGTAGTGGATGATTTGTCGCACCTTGTTCAGTAGTTGCTTCTCACAAGCAGGCTTTGTGTTCAATGTTTCCTTGTTGTTCTCATACACAATTTGTTCGTGAGTCTCAAGATATACCTTGACGCCGAGTCGCATAAGCGCTGAGCAAATAGCAGTCAGTTGGTGGTAGCGTGTGTGACGAATCTGCCAATTCCAGCGGTTACCCACAAGTGACTGTGGATTGACTGCCGCAGCGATACCATCGGGTGCCGCTCCCAAGTCTGCGATTTTCATACAGTTGGTGGCGACTTCGTTCCATAGGTCAAGACCGGTCACTACGAACCACTTGATTACGGGTCCGGTGTAGTTGTCTCTCTGTTGCTTGACCGCCCACTCAATAGCAGTGCGGCCGATATCCATGACCCTGTCGTGAGTACCCGGGTAGTCGTATGTAGTACGCCCTTCACCACTCATCTCCCATGGGGAGAGGCAGCGAATGTTGTGCAACCTGTCTCGGTGATGTGCGCTACGGCAGGCCGCAGCCCCGCTGTCAAAATCAACAGCGAGGATGCAACCCCCGTCTTTGATGTCTTGCTCAGTCAGCGCGTTCATTACGCACCCTGTCTTCATGGTACCCTCTTCACCCCATGCTAGGATGAAGGTGTGGTTATGGTTGTCATCAGTAGCGGCCGATTCAATCTCATCCCACATACTTCGCTGTGCCTCTGCACTAATGCTAGTCACTTCGGGGAGAGGAGCGGCCGACGCTTGCGCCTCACTCGGGTCCTCCTCTTCCGCCGCTTTCATGGCTGCGAATCCGCCGCTCACTGTGAGCCACCCCCGAATTGGGTAAGGTCTGTGTCGCCGCCTTCGCCCGCAGGTATTACGAGACGAGGTACAGCATATACACCGAGTGCGTTGATGCGTGGTATGCGGTCTATCTCGTTACCGTTGTCGTCTTTGATAGGTCGTGTGCCAAGTCTGCCGAATACGAAGACTGTTGATTTGTTAGCGTAAGGTAACCACCTGTCACCGTCACGGTAGTCAAGTGCGTTGTTACTCTCAACGAGGAACCCGTGCATAACACAAGATACTTCGCGGCGAGGCCCGTCCGGGTGTTCTCGCTGTAGCCCGAATGAGGAAATGCTCATTGGGTAACGCATACCTGTTGGGTCATCACCGAATGAATCTTCCCATCCTTCACGATTCACATAAGTTACTTTGCCCTTGACTAAGACGAGCGGCCCAATGGGGTTAGGGATGCCCGGGACTGTCTTGCTACCAGTAGCAAACACTTCCTCCAAGTCGGGTAAGTCGCAATACATATCATGGTTAATCCACATGCGCTCCGGTGCGAGCAAAGTTCTATCCGCCTCATCCACGAAGTCGTCTGTATAACGAATCGTTGATTGGAAGTTACTCGCCGCTGTCACGAAGGGTATATCCGTTTGTTGATTCTCTCTCGGAGGCATCACTTTCACCCTGCAAGGTGCGCCTATCGCTACCGGGAAGGCCGGCGGGTTCTCGGGGTCGCCAACTCGTAGCGCCCACAGAGCGATGTTGTCGTTGAAATTGTCTTCGGTGTTACCGAGGAAGTAGTAAGTGCGTTGCCACATCACAGGTCTGATAGGCTTCCCATAGGAATCCCAAGCGCTATTGGTTTGTAGCATAGCGAAATTGATTCCGCCATCACGAACCATCCACCACGGGTCGCCTCCTTCCGCACTGTCCTCGGTTTGTCGTACGCTGTCCTTGCCCTCAAGCATCCAGCGCCCGTTCTCCGTGTAGGCACGAGCCACTATCCCGTTAGCGATTGCTGCGCTCAAGTCTTGACGAACAGCGTTAATTGCTGCTTGCCTGTCTCCCGCTCGCTTGTCATTCACTTTCTTATCTACTCCCACAAACCATCCAACGAAATCAGTCGTAGTCGCTCTGCCCGTTTTACGGGAATCAACGACCACGAAGGTCTCCGCCGAGTCTTCAAGGAAGTCTCCGTCCTCACTAGCCGGGTCATCAATCCCGATTGCGTCTCGTAGATAGACGATGAACTCAGCATACGCTTCTGCTAGCGTCTTGCCGTTGTTCTCCGCCCACCAACTCAACCTCTCGGTCACGCCGTCCGGCCAGTTCATTCCATTCTCATTTCCATTCGCATTATTCATACTGCTCATTCTCCTGTTTGACCACCGCAGAGGCTACCTGTAAAGCAGACACAAAGTAGTCAATGAAATCATCGCTACTTAACGGCCAAGCCGTTGCCTTCATTACGAAGTCTCCCCAAACGGAGGAATATGATGTAAATTGCTCAGCGTCCATGCCGAGCGTGCGAACGAACTGATGCAAGCGGCGGAGCATCTCCAAGTTGGATAGCCCCCCTTCCGACAATCGCTTTAGTTCAACGCGTAGTGATTCGTAGTCGCCCATCGCTACCGATAGGGCGGGATTAGATAGGTCACGAGACAGGCCAACGAGCCTCTCGTGCAGTGCTTCCTGTAGTTTGGCGGTGGATTGTAGTAAATCTACACACTTTCGTAGGTCACCACCTGTGGCTGAGTGGAGCAGGTCGTAAGACTCAGTCCATCCGTGAGGTATGTCAGCCCCTTGTGATACGAGGCGAGCCATGAGGTCAGCCACTTCTGCTTCGGTGTATGGCGCGAACTCATAGGTCACGCAACGAGATTGTATCGCAGGGATGATGGCAGGCATTGAATTGACTGCGAGTATGAACATAGTCTTGTCACTATATTTCTCCATTGTACGGCGCAGTGCTTCCTGCGCAGGCTTCGTCAATCCGTCAGCCTCGTCAAGGAATATCACTTTGCGAGATACACCCATAGGGCTGATGCGAGCCGCTTGTTTGATATTGTCACGAATGAAATCAATACCTCTATCATCTGACGCATTGAACTCATGGAAATTAGTAGCGAGCAAGTCTTCGTTGTGTCCGAACATCTCACGGGCTAAGACTTCCGCTACGGTAGTCTTACCCATACCCGGCGACCCAGCGAAGAGGAGTGCGGCAGGCGCATTCCTTGACAAGTTGGTAGGACGGGATACAGATTTACCCTCCATCCACCCTTTGATGTCTCGCTTCAATTTCTCAAGACCAACCAATTCCGATATGGTTGATGGCCTATACAGTTCTCTCCAAACCTCTGCTTTTTCGGTCATTGGCTGCTTAAAACGGTGATTGCCTTATATACTAAGCCCCCTTTTTCAGTCTCAGTTTTCTTGGTTTTCTTGATTCTATTTAAGAATCTATAATAATATTCTAATCTATTAATTAGAAGTTAGAAAACCGAGAAAACCTCAAACAGTTCTTCGTGGCTCAAACCCCGTAGGGGTTTGTCTAGCATTTTCGTCAGCCTATCCATGTTTTCTTTGTCCTTGACCTGCTCTCTTACCGGTGAGAGGAGATGTAACAAACGCCGAAGTTCAGTTTTGGTATGGATATGACGATGTTGTATTCCCTTAGACTTGAGCCATGTTTGTAAATCGGGTTCAAGTCGTGGTGATGCTATCGCTTTACGAACAGGGGTGTAGCCTAGCATAGCCTTCTGTGAAAAATGAATAGTACAATGGAACCGACACTCCCGCGCCAGCCATCCAAGAAAGAAAGATTCGTGGTCACTCACTGCTTATCGCAAGGAGGTCACCCTTTTGAATAGTATCACTAATACCTAGCGAACCATCAAGGCGCACGACTTTTGGAGATACGAGTTGCCCGTCTTGATATCCGAAAGCAAGACAGACGAGAATCACGCCGAGGTTATCTACATCTACCCAGCGTGATGTAAGGTACCCTCGCAATCGTGGCACCCGTAGTATATCGGGAGGGCATCTGATACAGGCGACTTGCTCCGCATCAAACCCATCCATAATAGATAGACACACCTCACCCTCACCGTCTATGGTACGGACGCGAGTGAGGAGTAAGGGGATTTCAAACAACGAGTTAGGTGCGATGTAACCACCTACACCTTCGCCGTCAAAGTACGGGGAGTCCCCGTCAATAAGCCGTAGCGTAGTGCTACGAGAGAGGTTTCGTATGAGAGATAACAAGTGGTCAGTGTCACGAATGTACCTTGCGTTGGGGTTTCTTTGAGAGTATGAGAGTGCCCAACACTGCGGTTTATCGGTACAATGTAGAGTGTCTTTGACTATGAGTCGCCCGTCTCTCTCTTCCGCTTCTGCTATCGCCTCTATGCAATCGCATAGCCCCTCCACGGGTGGGTGTATAGCCCATCGCTCGCCCGACCTGCGATAGACCCACTGACCTTCGGGTGTCCGATGTACGAAAACGCGTGACCCTTCCAGCACTTCGTACGCTGTTCTCTCAAACGGGGCACGCCACTTTATCCATCGCTTATACACAGCGGGGGTGAAGTGCTGTCCCGCCGTAAGTTCGTGAGCCTTCGGTAGCGTTTCCTCAAGCGCTCCCTTGACCACCATACCTATCCCATGGAAGCGTGCGGCTTCCCGTATGCGTGACGGGTCGTAGCCACCACACTTCGCTATGCACCGGAGGAACCTACCTTTGCTGATAGGTGGATACTCACCCAGCACCCGTGCCCACAGTAAGGTAGCCTCCTCTCGCCCGACTCGTGTGAATATCGTATCAATGACACGAGCCTCCTCCTCTCGCTTCTGTAGGTCATAGAGGAGGAGGGTGGCTTCGGGTATGCTCAATCGCAAAGGCCACTTCGGACGGACAGGCGACTCACTCGCAAGTAGGGGCACGAGTGGCTCGCCCTTCGCTACAACAGAAGCAAGTAGTTCGTCCCACTCTTCACCGAAGACGCCTACGCTTCGCCCCACTATGGACATCAATCTATCAACACCCATTACTCTGTGCCCATAGAGGAACTCGGCTATGTCCGCAATTTCGCCAGCCTCGCGCGCGCGCGCGAGGGTACGGATATGAGAATAGAGAGAACTCACTCCCTTGTCTGCATCACGGCGGAGGAGAGAAGCCAGCCTTGCGGCTTCTGCTAGTGAGGCCATCGCACACATCACCACCGTATGTTGTCGGGGTCACAGCGTAGTGCATACGCCACCAATTCACGATGCTCGTCAAGCCACTTGATACGAGGGCGGATAGTCATACCGAGGACGGTCTTAGTAGCGTCTTTGATGTTGATAGGTTTGATGTCATCTCGGTCAGTATTAATCGCATACAACCATAGACAGTCTGCAAAAAGAGAATGCAACAGGCGTGATACTCCTCGCTGATGTAGTGCGTGGCACAAAGCGAGGAGGTCGCTAGTGTCTTCGGGGGGTATGCTGAGGTAGTCGCCGACAGCACGCAGTCTGACCTTTAGGTGGTCTTGACCCTGCGCATACAGGGCTACCACTTTTCGCTTTGTCTCAGCCCTTGTTCCGGCGGACATTTTTGACCCTCCAACATGAATAGCATAACTCGTCTAATGGGTGGGTGGGGAATCGCTGACCACAGCGTTTGCATCTCGTCATTCGTCCACCTCCTCGTCAAGAGCACCGGTTAGGCGTAAGGCGTTCTCCTTAGCCGCTCCGTCTTCTAGCGCTCGTCCCAACTCTCTGTACAAATCTTTCGCTTCGTCTAATGTAAGCCGCCAACCCTTACGGGTTGGACCGGGTCTGTCGTGTATATCGCTACGCCACTCACGCAGGTCAATGAACAATCTCGCCCGATGTTGGATGAGAGAGAGCCGGGTTTCGTACCCGTGCCCTCGCTCACCCTTCGCCGGCCATACAGCAAATACTCTCTCGCTCACGCAACCACCGGTTCTTCGGGGTGGTGGTTGCTATATAAGTGAGCGCGTTCCGTAAGAACCCATTGAGCAGGCTTGTCTGATACCTTGATACCGTTTATTCGTGAGGGGTTTAGATTTAATATACGCCCGTCTCTCTTGAGTATAGATGGTAACTGTGTATTAGACGGTACCCATCTTGGTATTTTGCGTGGGTTGCCTTTGCGAGTTCTCGTACCTGTTTTCCACCAGTCAAGCCACATGGTTTGTAACTCGCCTGTAGTGAGCGGTGCGTCAATGATGCCGTTAGTGTCACACCGAATTGCTCGCTCTTCAAGGAGCGCTACAATTTCATCCATCATTTTCACGAATCGTGGTTTCTTGATACGAAGCGGGTGAGTGTATTTCACCTCACTCATTCGCTCGCCTCTTGCATCTCTTTGCACAATTTCACTAAGCGGGTGCCCCACCGTTCGTCACAATGTTCAGCCAATTCTAACACATCTTCGGGCGACCAATACGCATCATTGTTTAGCGCGTCTCTCATCACATATTGGAAGTTCTCTTCCACGCTAAAACCAATTAAGTATTGCAGTAGTTCGTACTTCTCAAATGTTATTTCAAAACTCCAACTCATTCGCTCACCTCTTCGGGTCGTATCCAACTGTCTGCTAAAACGAATGGCGCTGATTCTGCCCTTACCCGTGTGATAGGATAACACCCTTCGGGGTATGGTATTCTAATCTCGTCTTCATACCATCCAATTTTGTAGGTTGGGTTAGGGTATGTAGCGTTGTCTGCCCAATGCTTGTTCATGCGTTTAACTGTCTTCGCTATGTCTGACCTGCGCTGTTCTCTTGCTGCCTCGTCACCGATTTTGGAGAGATGCTTTGTAAGTTTGTATGTTTTAGGAGCAAGCCCCGCTTTAATATCATCTCGTAGGTCTCCCACTTCAAACTGCGCTGACTCAATAACCAAATGGTCGCATTCCGGTACCCTGTTCATAGAGGGATACACTTCCTGTCTAATGATATTCAATAGGCCAGCGATGATTGAACGAGTGTTGTCATAGAACTCAGCGACTACCAAACCCTCTTCCATGCGCTTTGATTCGTATGGGGTGAGACAATTACCACACACCTCATTACCAAAATGAATGCCGGTTTCAATACCACATCTTACACATTTATCGCTCATCAAATCACCATCCCCAGCAATCGCCGCAAAGGGTTAGAGAACCCTCTTCATGCCTGTTGTTTTGCCAGCCTTGGTCGGGGTCATCATCTGACGCCATTTCATCTTCATAGACACCGTTACCGCAACGAGCGTGAATGATTTTGATAGGGTATTTGATTTTCTTGTCAATATGATTAGGTGAATCCTTGAAAAACAAGTTAATACCAATGTCCCTCTCGTTATTCATAGCCTCCTCGTCACAGTCCATGAGCGCGTCTATGAAAGACTGACCTGTCTTGACTCTACCTGTTGGCGTTAGCATAGAAGGGCATTTCTCGGGCACATTCATTCGCGCTAACAAAGTGTAAGCATCCATGCCACCGAACTCACCGTAGCCTTCGTAATCGCTCTCTTCCCAATAGGAGCCACCGAACTTTTTGGGTAACAGTAGCAACACTGTTTCCTTACCACGATATCCTTCTTCGCACTTGAAGCACTCCCAGTCTTCACCTTCGCTAAGGATTTGCTCATCACAAGTGGCACAAAGCCATGAGAACTGACCCATCAAGCATCACCCTCAGTCCGTGGCGCTAGGAAGTATTGCCAATTCACTATGTCGTCTATGCTGTCTATACGCATAGGGTTGCGCTCGCCGAAAGATACTCTGAGATTTGTGTGGTTTTTCTTAGTGATTGGTTGTCTCTTCGCGAGCCTCAACACATATTGATTGCTGTATTGGGCAGTAGCATCTTCGCCTGTGTATGTGTCTGTTAGTTTGTATTCTCGTGAGAATTGCTCCCCCTTAAATGACCAATGCACACCTCTCTCGTTTGTCACCAAATTAATGAGGTCTGCTATATCACTCATGCGTTTGCACGACTTAAGCCAAGTGATGCTGTCTATCTCAAAAGATGTCTGCGGCTCAATGTCGGGTATCCTCGGTGTTTGCACATTCTGTATGTCAAGCGCTCTTATGACTGACTCGCAATTGTTATTCACAGCACGCAATTGGCCTTTGTCTGATTCCACTACGATAGTAATATGTGATTCGGTTTTGTCAATACATTTGTTCAACTGAACCAAGTCAATGCCCATCGCGTTTTCATAAACTAAATCCATAGTTTTGTTATCTACACAACCGGGTGTCTGTAACGCCATCATACAAACATGACTTGCATCTACTACGCGACAATAAAAACCGGTGTCTGTGAAATAGAATGCAGCCTCCTCAACAAGGACATTCAGCAAGTCAATAACACGCTGTAGTATAGGTGTCTCTATACGATACCACCATTGGTTAGTACCGCTATCAAAACCAACTTCAATACCTTGCGCGGGAACTTGCCCGATAGTGAATTGTCCGTAGTCCTTTGGTTGCTCATCATCTGTAGGAGGAATTATGATAGGTAAATCACTCATAGTGTCACCTCCGCGTTACCGATAGAGGCGTGCATACGATACCAATAGCGTTGGTCCATGTATTCCATAGCCCACTCAATGTCATCGGTTGTACAAATTATAGGTTGGTGCCAACTGTCTCTCGCTTCACGCAACCACCATTGAGCGCTGTTGCCTTCAATGGCTGTGTATTGTAATAGCACCATGTTCAGCGCTTGTCGCTGTGCAGGTGTCTTTTCGCTTTCGCACCATGCTACCATGACAGATTCGCCGCCAGCACAACCTGTGCATTCACGAGTTAGATACAACTTACCCTTGTAGATTTTTTGACCCGAGCCGAGTTTCCACTCACCGTCCCTGTTAGGGTCAAAGCGCGTACCGCAATCCGGGCACGCACAATCCCTGCATTTGCATTCGTGTTCTTCGTCACTCATTCACTGTACCCCCTCGTGGTCTTTGTGTGTGCCTATGTCAGCGCCGGTGCCCCTTTCGTGCATATTGTTCATCTTCAAATCCATTTGTGACTGCTTAACATTGTCCCAATTGTGTTGGCGGTACCTGTTGAAGTCACCCTCAATTCCCGGCGGTGGTGCAGGTTCAACGCGCTGCTCAGCAAACTCACCTGTCTCAGTATTCCACGCCATCTCGGTCTTGTTCCACGAAGGACAAATTGTTGCCCACATCTTACCCCTGTGGTTTGTGTGACCAAGGTCTCGTGTATTCCATACCCAACCGAATGCGCCGGAACAGTTGTCACCGTTGCACGGACACTCCCCGTTGGGTAGCCTTATTCCATCTGTATTCATATTCATTTTACTCATACTTATCTCTCCATGTGAGTTGGGGCGAGGGGCCGAAGCCCCCCACCCGCTCTCTCTCATTCAGCCTCAAACGAGGAGGAGTGCTTCCTCCACGGTAGGAATCTCGTGTAGTGGTTTCATTTGGTTCTTACCAAGTCCGACCTTCAATGGTGACGAGATGATGTTACCCTTCTCGTCCTTGATGGTGTTCTCTTGAATGAACTGCGCGACCTTTGGTAGGTCTGCTTCGCCGATTTCGGTTGCTCCTGTCGCTTCCATGTATGCTTCGTAAGCGCTGTTACAGATGCCCATGAATAGGCTGTTGGTCTGTTGTAGTTTCTTGGTAGTGCCGTCAATGGACAGGGAGTTACCCGCCATCTTCTGCTTACCGTCAGCAGATTCCCACTCCGGCTTGTGTGTAATAGCCCCGGTGAAAGATTGCATAGCGTGATACACTGACCCATTCTGTTCCTGTGTAACCTTAACGAATGGTTGCTCGCGGCCACTCACTCCTGTCGCAGGGTTGATGAATCCGCTACCAACGACTCTCCATAGGTGTCCTCGCTGTAGTGATACATTCTTGTTCTCATCAACCTTGACGGTTGGTAGTGAGAGAATGTTCAACTTGTCTGCCGCAACTGTGAGTTTGTCAAACAGTTGTACATCAAGAGGTAGATGTGCCATGAGTTCTTGATTCACAAGCCACTGCTGAATCTCCGCAGTAGCATCAACGACAGTCTCGCCGAACTTGTCCCAATCAATGTTAGCCATTACACCGTTCTTGTGTCGCATACGAAGTACTGTGTCAATGCCACCCATGCTTGCTAGGTTGTTACAATAGACACGAAGTGCCTGTGCTTGGACAGACAGCGCGCCGCTACCATCAACGCTGTTGTGGATAGCGAAGCCGTACTTGTAGATACCATCAAGTCTGTCAATCATGTTACCAAATGCGCTAGTGTCAAGCCACTTGTGGCCTGCCGCCTTGTTGCGCTCAGCCGCAATCCTACGAGACTGTGCTGCTTGTGATACATCAATGTCAAGACGAGCCTTAGCCCCTTGGTTGTACGAAGTGACATGAGTTTTGAGGTCATGTTGGTCTGCGTATTTCATGATAGGGTCAAAGACAGTTGTGTGTGGTAGCAAGTGATACGAGTCGCTCACTGTACCTAAGCACGCACCGCCCGGCATCTTTTCTGTAGCAAGTTCGGGGTTCATGATATGATACGCCGCAGGCTTACCGTTCTTATCCACGACAGGTGTTGGTACAGGTGCTGACTGTGCATCCGGTTGTGTCATAATGTAACCCGGCACCTTCTGTGGAGTGAATCTCCACGGTACTACTGCCCTGTCACGACCACCAGCAAGGAGCGCGCCGCCCCATGCACTATCTGCGATTTTACCACTCTCGCCCTTAACATCTGTCTCCACTACTCCGGGGATATGTGTCGGTGCAAAAGCAGGCACGCTGTCATCATTCTCATCACTGTCAATATCCACAGGAGGGATTACGACTGTAGCGGTAACTGCGCCTGTCTCGCCCGTCTCCGGTGTATAGCCGCTCGCGATATCCTCCTCGTCCAAGACAAGTGCGGGTATCTCCCCCTCATCATCAATGTCTTCAATCATAGGTGGTATGATTACAGGTGGTGGTGTAACACTACCACTGCTCATCATTTCCTGTGCCGCTTGCTGCACGCCTGTAAGACTCTGCTCACGCTGTTCCTTCTGCTCACCTACGAGGTGTCGTAGGTTCGCTTCCTGTACGCCTTGCTCTACTGCATCTACAAACTCAATGTCGTTTGCGTTGGTTGGGGGCAACGGGGATAAGTCCCCGTTAAACACAACTGATGGGTCAAACACATTACCATCTATCTCCGCTCGCTGCATCGTGTATGCTGTTCGTTCTCCGTCAGCACAAATGATACGAGACTGAATGGCCTGCTTGGGTATCCATACCCGTTGCTCACCATTCGCTGCCTCGTATGCTATTCGCACCGCCGTATCGTTCGTTCCTTCGGGTCGCCCAAAGACGACCATTCGTTCGGTCTGTTCTGCCATTTTAATCACCACCGGTCTCTGCCGGCAGTTGGTCTAAAACGGTGATTGCCTTATATACTAAGCCCCTCTTTTTGGCAACCAATTTGGACTCAGTACCTCATTCTTCTTCAGAGACAGGCAAAGGAGAAACCAAACAGTAAGTTCCTTGAAGATGGGGAGGCAAAGGGTTACCGTCCAAATCCGTACTACCTAACGCAATACCTTCGTCACCCGCGTCTATTAATTCAATCATTAATTCACGAGGTAGTACCCGATACAGGTGCGCGTCTGTTCTGTAAGTATGAAACAGGTCATCGCCTGCGAGTAATGCGTAATCAAGCGGGTTCATTCTGATAGGAGTATCACATTCTCCGCAAGAAATATCCACGAACCAACGCTCGGCTTCCGTTTCCGTACCATCGGGAGCCATAGCGGGGTACATTCCCCCATTAACCCACGCGGCATCTTCAAGTTCGCAATCTTTCACGAGTCCATCGCAATCTTCCGATGGGCATTTCCAAGTTTGCGCCTGTTCCTGCGCCTGTACGAGTTGCTCAACAGGGTCATCGGGTGTGACCACTGCGTTTTCATCTACGCACGACCATTCAAGAGCGCTTAACACCTTCAAGACTCGTTCATGTGCTATCTCAGCGCGCTGCGCACGACTAATTAGTGTGAGTTCTGTTTCACCTGTGCGTTGATATTGCATATCGCCAGTGTTCCAAATGTCATCAATGGCGAGCGAATCTAATTGACTCTGTGTCCAATCCACATCGTCTTCGGATGGTTCCCACGCCATCATGTGTATTCCTCCATGATAGCAGTAGGAACCTGTGGCCTCTCAAGCCACACAAATAATCCGCACGAACAGCACGGATATATCTGATGCGCTACACCTTCAAGCATGATAGCGTTGATAGGTATTCCCGCATCGCAGTTCCCGCACTCGTCAATACTGTCGCGTGCTGAACTGACAAATCGTATCTCTTCGGTACCCCACTCGGTACCTTCGGGTGTGTCAAATTGCTGACCGACAACGGTCACCCGTTGATTCGTTGTCGTTTTCCAAAACCCTTCTGCATCTATATTGCATGGGTGTATCGTTTCTTCATGATTCTCTTGCTCGTTCGTGTTCGTCTCCCTCCGGCGCAGGGTGTTTAATGCCTGCCAACCGAAGTAGGCGAAGAGCGACCATCCTTTCAGCCTTACGGAAGCGTTTTTGTTGCGCTTCTGTCCATTGTTGATACGCTGAATACGGCGGACGGTGTAATAAATCGGATGAAATACATTCCACTGCGAGGCTTGCTAGTATGCGTGCTTCTGCTTCGGGGATAGTGCGAGGGAACTCGGGTGAATCATACTCAATGTGTGAAGGTAACTCCGACAAAACATCAACATCGTCAGCCGAAGCCTTCATGGTGCGCCCCCTCTTCGTGGGAATCGGAGTGCGGGGTCTGACCTCCTTGGTTTCTAATTGGTTTCTCTCATTACCAACCTTTCCATCCCCCTCGCGCTCCACCTTTTCAAACTCGCCTGTGGTAGCGTTCCATATCTTCACACGCTCACCCCCGTCAAGGATGCAAGGAGACTCTTCACGATGTCGCCTTTCGCTCTCTCCTCAGCGTCACCGTCAAGCGCTCGCTTCACGACTTCTGCTTTGGCACTAACGACTTTGTCAAAGTGTTCGTCAATACAATTCTGTGCTGATAGTATCACTTGGTGACACACGCTACTCTCCTGTGACATACGGCGCACTCGGTGTGCCGCTTGCTGTTCCCATGCGGGAACCCACTCACGCTCAACGAACAGGGTTGTGTCTGCGTTGGTTAGAGTGATGCCCTCCTTCGCTGCGAGCGTTGAGCATATAAGGAAGTCAAGGTCGCCCGCTTGGAACTCATCAACTAACTGCTGTCGCATTTCAGACGGTACTTCGCCCGTGATGCTACCGGTGCGCCACTCTTTCTCCAACTCGCTACGAATAGCGTTGATAATGTCTCGGTGATGAGCGAATATGATTAGCGGTTTGCCTGTCTGTTTGTGGTAGTCTTCTGCCCACTCAACAGCATGAGTGACTTTCATTTGACCGCATAGATGGCGCAAGGCTGTCAATAAATTGAGCGCGTAGCCGGGCGGTATCGCACCGAGAGCGTTCAGCCTGTCGTACTCTTCCATCCATCGGTCATAGTCTGCATCGTAAGTAGCACGCTGCGCTTTAGTTAGTTCGCAAAGCACAGTAGTCTGCACGAGGTCGGGCATTGATTCTGCTATACCTTCATCATCGTAGGTACGGCGAAGCATCAAGTCACGAAGCAAGTGGTTGAGTGGTACAGTCACACCATCATCGCTCTTGTCTATGTTGGTAGCACCCGCGGTGTCCCAACCCCAACCTGTGTGATATGCTCCTGCATATTTCTTCACGAAGTCAAACCAATTCGCGAAGGAACCGGGCATGAGCATCTTCAATACATTGTAAAACTCAGCGGGTCTGTTGAGGATAGGCGTGCCGCTAAGACATATCAGCCCTTTGACTGTCGGCCAGTTAGCGAGCCTAACACTCACCTTTGTACGCGCAGCCTTCTCATTTTTGAGGTAGTGCGACTCATCAAACACGATGCAATCAAAGTCAAGCGACTTCAATTCCTCTTCGCGCTTAGTGAGCAACTCGTAATTGATAATCGTGAATGATTTGCCTGCTTCTATGGTGTCCTTACCGTTCTTCACGACTTGTCTGCTGTGCCACGGATACCATTTCTCACACTCAGCGAGCCATGTGTATTTCACATTCGCCGGACAGACAATCAGAGTGTTGCTAAGCCCTGCCGCGTCTATACATAGCAACGCCTGTAATGTCTTACCCAATCCGGGTTCGTCTGCTATCAGTAGCCTGTGTTGGTCTCCCGCTATGAACATGGCAGGCGCAACCCACTGATGAGGGAACGGTTCTCCTTGATTCAAGGCCACTCGCTCTCTTACAGGCGTCTCATTTTCTAGCGCCACTGCTTGCGATAGCGATACTCTCTCCGCCGCCGCTTCAACATGACCGGCCACTTCGGGTAGGTCACGGATAGCCTGTGCGAGTTCAGCGTAGTGAGACTCAACAGCGTTAGCGATTTGGTGTGCGGCGTTGAGTGGTATGCTCCATACCTTAGTCTGCATATTGAAGTTAGCATTACCGAGCGACTTTACCGCCGCGTTAATCTGTTTCCAATTAGGTTGGAAGGGATAGTCAAGGATGATTGCATCCGGCGCGCTGAACTTAGCGAGAGGTGGAGCCTCAACCACAGGTAGTTCGCCCACGAGTGGGGCGAAGTGATAGAATGGGGCGAGTGCTTCCACCGCTGTCTGTAAATCAGCAGGGGTGTCACGCACACCCCAACCTTTACGCACACCATCCCACTTACACGCAGGGAAAGGTAGCGCTGCCTTGAGCGCATCCTTCGCTTCGTTGTTGTAAGGAAAGATGAATGCGACACGACTGTATGTGTTGCCGTTCCACTCTTCGCTGTAACGCTCAACTGCTACGCTCATTCAAAACCACCTGTTCCCTTTAGCCACTCATCAAAAACTACATCTCCGGTATCAACCATCTCTCTCACATCACTTCTTACAAGTTCCATGATTTCTTTCCAAGTTCGGGTTCTTGTTTCCCTTTCTTCTTCTTTTGCATTGTCGTAGAGTATTTTCCAAGCCACCTCATACATACGCAACCGCTTGACTTCTGCGAGCAGTTCATCGTAAATATTGAGGTATCTTTTCCATGCCGCTT